TTTTTTTCCATCCCCAAGAGAAGGTCCCGCTGGCTAATTTGCTACAAATCTGGCAAGGAAGCGGAAGACATGAGCACCAATCTGCGGTAATTTTTTTCTTGCCTGTTCTGCGCACCAAACTTGGTCAGCTAATGATCTTTGCGTAGCCTCAGACAACTGTTCAATTTCGGCTTTTACATCATTTGGGTAGTGTGGACACACATACATGCAGCCATGAGGACGACCACATACCTCGCACCAGCGACAACCACTCCAATTACCAGCCATTGCCTGCCCGTGCTTGTTTGTTGACACGCTTAGGGATTAAGTGATCAAGCCTAGGCTACTTCATTTTGTAGCCAGGTGGCAAGTCAAACTCTCTTTCCTTGTCAAGGGCTTGGGCTGTTGTCCCAGCCGCGCCGGGGGTGAGGGGCCTCGGTTCTGTGCGGACACCTGTGCGTACAAGAGGTGCTACAATTCTGGTGCCGGGAGACCGGTGGACACCTGCAACCAACGCATGACAGAGCCAAAGAATCTAAACCCAGCGCACCGACAGTTCCTGCTTGAGCTACGTGAACTTACGCTTAAGCATGGACTTGCTATTGGTGGCTGCGGATGCTGCGGCAGTCCATTTTTAATGGAAGTCGAATCACCTGATCCCTTAGGTGGATACATGACGGACGGGGATGGTGATGAAATCGAATGGATACAGCCATCGTCAAAAGAATGGAGCAGAAATAGTCAATTAGCCGTTACTCCACGAAACCCGGAAATCAGCTCATGACAAAACACAAAAGCAAGCTAGTGCCGGAGCTGAGCGAAATATGGGATGGAGTATTGCCTTACAGCTTTATTATTGTCCCAGTCGGATTTCTCTTGGTCGTCCTTCTGTTCACATTTATCTCAGCAAAGCTTGAGGCCGATGCTTTCAATCGTTTGACAACAGGTCCAAAGGTAACAATCATGGATGCACTTTTTCTTGATCTTCGCGTTGAAGCAAAATGACTTACAGCAGGGCTGATCGACTTGAATCAGCCGAACAGCATCTACTCAAGCCATGTCCGTTCTGTGGTAACGCAGCAACGCTTGAAGATCACAGATTGATCTGGATCGTCAGATGTTCAAGCTGCAGCGCCTCTGTGCTTGGTGAACGCGCTCCAGAACCCGACCGTGATTTTCCTGATGAATACTGGGAGCAGTTTCGTCAATCTGCTGTCAAGCGCTGGAACACCCGTACTGAAACAAAATGACCGACAGTAACACGGACCACCTGACAAGCCGCGCTCAGCGCCTGATTGAAGAGTTTGGAGAAGGTGAAGATGTTCGCCATGGCATTGCCAATGTGCTAAGACATATTGCCTACGCCTTTCAAAGCTACTGCGATGGTGAAGGCGAGAGCCTGACTGGTGTTCCGGTTTCAACGCTTGAAGATCTTGTGCTTGAGCTGGAAGCCCCGACCCTGCTGGACCGCGCCCTGGCTGGCGATAAAGCTGCCGCCAAGCAGTTCCTGATGGAAATGGGCGTAATTGATGAAAACGGTCAACTGACTGGTCCCTACAAGCCGGAGGAAACCGATGACTGACGTATTTCGTTCTCTTTGTGCTGAATTGACGGCATCACTTGATATTCGCGCTTCGTATGGAGACCCAGCCAGGAAGCTTGTTGATCGCGCCTTGGCTGAACTCGCAAAACCTGAGCCGGAGCCACCGACCATTGACTGCGACGAAGTGGAAGTTCCCGCCTATCACCGTGGCGATGCTTTCTTTGTCTACAAAGAGGGCTATACCGCTGGCTGGGGTGCTGGTATTAAAACTGCCGTTGAATCCGAGCAGCTCAATTCTTGGAAGGCCGAACTGATTGATGCACTTGTTTGCAGTCACATCCTGCAAGAAGAGCATTACTCAAATCCGCGCAAGGCGTTGAATGACCTGATTGCCTGGGACATGCAGGTTGCGACTGATCCACGTGTCAGCTCAACCGCGCTGCAAAAACCCAAGCCCTTCAACGAAGAACCACCAACAGCAGATGATGTCGATGAGGACAGTCTTGTATGGGGACTTGATGCTCATCTGAGTTGGAAACGAACTCATTGGCGACTTATTGGCAGGTTCGGCTATCAATACTGGCTGCCACTTTGGGCGCTTCCACTTCCCACTGCTGATGAAAACTCATGACTACTGATCTGACGCCAGAACACACTGCTCGCCGCCAAGGCGACGACAAAGAGCTTCACCCCGAAATACAAGCTGCCTATCGCTATGTCAAAAGCGTGCTTGATTCTGCTGATGCACCATCTAGCAAGCTCGGTGGTCCCCTTTGGTTTGGCTGGGCCTTGAGAGAGGCATTTCTTGCGGGCTGCTCTCACGCTGCCGCACAACATCAATCTCAACCTGAAACACGCTAATGGCCGACACTGTTTACATTTTTCGTCCAGAAGACTACCCACTAGAAACCTTGTGGGAAATTGTGCGTGATTACGCTAAGTTCAAGAAAACCGGAAGCATCGGCGATTGCAAAATGCGTGAGCTGGCTCAGAAAGAGCGTACCAGCATTGGCTCCAGTTTTACAGTCTTAGATATGGAGGCAATTGCTAAGCGTGCAGCTTTTGCAATCCTTGAGCGTGAGTTCCCGCACCAGTTTGACGATCCTCCAGCCATGGAGAACGGCCAACCCACCACCGACACGCCATGACCCACCCCGACTACCGCGCCCTGTGCGCTGAGCTGCTGGCTGCGCTGGACAGACAGGCGGCCAGCGACCCCGAAGCGGACGGCGGCCTACTGCGCCACCGCGCCCGCGCCGCCCTGGCCCAGCCGGAGCCGGCGTGCGTGGCTTGCGATGGTTCTCCTGCGCCGGAAAATTCGCCTTGTGCTGTGTGCGGCGCTGTGTGGGCCAAGCCGGAGCCGGTGGGGGCGACGGATGAGGAGCTGAAGGCGGCCTACTGGGAAGCGTTCGTGGATGCTGCTTCCTGCGGCGCCGATGAAAGCTGGCTCTCAGGACTGCGAGCTGTCGCCCGCTGGGGCCGCCCCGCCATCACCCCCATCCCGGTGAGCGAGCGGCCATGGGAGCGCGAAGGATTCTGCGATGCGGAGGGAAGGTGCTGGCTGTCTGCACACGCAGTTGGAGGGCATTTCTGGCATCTCTGGCCTCAACAAAAGTGGCTGCCTGGGACTGGCTACTGCCTTCCTCACTGGGCGCTGCCAATTCCACATCAAAACCCGGAAAGCAAATGACCAACGGCGACATTCCCGCAACGCTTGACACTAAGCGCCTTAATGAACGAATTCACTTCCGCGCCAACCGTACAACCATCACCGCACTGCATGAACTGAAAAACAAGTACGGCATCAGCATGTCAGATAGCATCCGCAAGGGCATTGCTATTTATCTGATGGCAATGCGTTGCGAAGAAACCAACCAACGGCTTTCCTTTGTCAATCAAGACACGGGAGCCACCACTGAAATCAAGTTGATCTGAAAGCCATGACAATGCACACACAGTCTCCCATTCGCCTGAAAGATGCTTCAACCAAGAAACGCGAACTTGAGGCGCTTATTGCAGATGCGCTGAATCACTTTTACGACCAGACCGGCCTATCCGTTGATTCCATTTCTATTGAGGCCGTGCAAAAATACGGTCAAAACTCCCTTACCGTCAATCACATCGTTTTTCTTGAGGTAAAACTGTGAACGAAAAGCTTTACCACTACCGCGTCGAGCTTGTGCGTGTTGTTGACGGTGACACGATTGACGTTGACATTGACCTCGGATTTGACAAGATCAGAACCAGGCAGCGCCTACGGCTGCTTGGCGTTGACACTCCTGAAAAGGGAGAGGCTGGATACGTTGGAGCCACCCACGCTACCGCATCTCGCCTGTTGCCTGCCAATGAAATCGTCGTCCACACCGTCCGCAAGGATTCTTTCGGTCGCTGGCTTGCAAATGTCTGGTATGATGGCAATTCACTCAATGAGGCGCTTATCAAAATGGGCTGGCCGATGAAAGGCTAACTGCATCAACGCAAATCCACAAAAACCAAGTCATGACTCAATCGAGCAACGGCTATCCACCTGACGAGCTTATTCAAGAATGGTGCCGTGAAGCCTCCAGCGGGGAAGATATCATTAAGGCAGCAGCTGACTGGCAGCTTGATAGATGCTGTGAGGAGCTGCGTCTTATGGAGGGTGACTGTGCTTGTGATGAGCTTCGGGCCATCTGTCGCCCAAAGCCACCGACCCCGAAGGAGAAGGCCATTAAAGCACTGGATGCCGCAGTAAGCCGTGGTGATTGCATTACGCAGTCCCCTGCTTTGCCAATCATTCGTCAAGCGCTGGAGGCACTTTCTGATGACTGACAGCTACATCTTTATTCCCGTCAATTCAAAATCATGACCCATCCAATCACGCCTCCTCCCGACAAAATCCACAACTGGTGCCAAGAGCTAAAGGCCAACGGCGACCGTGTTGATCTGATCTTGATCAAGGCTGCTCAATGGGGCGCCAATCAAATGCTCAACGCTTGCCTTGACCTAATACAGGAAGCCTATTCCGATCGAGCAGCAACTGGCGATCCGAGGCTGATAGACAAGCATTTCCTTGTCAAGCAGCTTCGCGCAATTCTCGCACCAAAATTACTGCCAACAAAATACGAGGCTCGCAATCTTCTCGATGCAGGTATCTACCACAATCTGACAATGCACGAAAAACAAGAAACCTACAATAAGCTCCGCGCCCTCATTGACTCGCTTCCCGATGGCTGACAACAAAAAGCCACTGAGCCCAGTAGCTGAAGCAGTCTGGGAAGCATTCAATGAAGCGGATGCCGGAGTCTTCGTTGATTACGGCAACAAGCTTGCAGCTGCTTTCCGGGCACTGGCCGTCCGAATCAAGGGCGCTGATGACATCCGCCAAGACATTCTCGACATCGCCAACGAACTCGACCAATGACAGAAGCTGAAATCCAAGCAAACAAGGAGCGTTTTGGCTCCATGATCCGCAACTGGCGAATTCAGCAAGGCTGGACGCAGTACACGGCTGGTAACTGGGCCAGAGAAGCCGGTTTTGACACAATCAGCTACGGTAACTGGTCAGTTATTGAATCTGGCAAGTCTGGCGAGCTGCGATTTGCAAGTTTCTTGCAGTTTGAGGAGCTATTTCATCGGCTCTACATGAAGGACTACGGCGCTATCACCGATCCTTTGACCAGGGAGCGGGTGGAGGGCTCCCAGCCGATCTGCGACATGGACGGTCAGCCATGGGATGCGGTCGATCTGATCGCCTGCTACCTGGGCCGGAAGGACGTTCCAGAGGCGCTGACCAAGGCCCAGGCCCCGAGCATCAACGACAAGGCCCTGAAGGCACTGTGCAGCCGCTGGCGGCGGATGGTGCAGCAACGCGCAGCGGCCACCAAGGACCGAACGAAGGCCTTGAAGCTATTGGAAAACTTCATGCCTGACGAATATGTGAAGGGATTTCGTGAGCTACTGATGGGCTTCGACTACACTCAGCAAGAGCTTGCAAAGCTATGGATTCACACGAACGTCTACTGGCCTGAAAAGTGGATTGATGACTGGGAGCGGCTTACAGATTGAGCCAAGACACAAAACGGCCCGTCTTGACAACGGGCCTTTCTTGTGCCAATCTTGCAAGATGCCCCAGTAGCTCAGTGGAATAAGAGCCGCAAACTTCTAATTTGCTGGTCGTTGGTTCGAATCCAACCTGGGGTGTTGGCTCACTTAGCAATCTGATGAATGCGCCGGCCTCATAAGCCGAGTAAGGCGGGTTTGATTCCCGCAGTGAGCATCAACTAAACAGTATAGACAGAAGCACTGGTTTCCTTGAACCTGTAGCCACGTGCCCAGCCGTTACTCGTCTGAATTGCTTCAGCTGGAATTCCAAATAGCGTAAAGCAGGGTGGATTCCCTGGCCTTAAATGCGCCATGCTTTGCCTGAGCGCTTCTGCGTAAGCTGATGGGCCAAGCTCAATCTTGATCGGCGTTAGATTCATCCCCGCGTAAAAACGCAGGTCTTCCACGATGTCCGACATAATGTCCATGGTTACTCTTCTTTGTTAATTGTGGCAATGTAGCTGAGCCTGACAGGTTCCAGCCCTGGCCCAAACTGTGGATTATGTCTGATCCACTTCCTTGCAGCCTCTTCACTTGCAAATAAAGGAGCAAAATCACAAGCAGGCCAGTCAGTGGTTACGCACTGACGAATGGCAAGCTCATCAGAATAATCTCCGTGACCATGGCATTCGCGTTGTCGACTGCCGATGGCATAAACGTGCTGAACCTGAAGCTCGATAAAGCCGGCCATCACTCCTCCTCGTCAAATGGATTGAAAAGCGTTGTTGGCAGGGCTCTAGCAGAGCCGGGAACAAAGTGAGTCACCAGCATTGATGACCTCCACATCTCAAGCTTCCCTAGTTCAATCAGTGTCCAAATCCATCTATTGTGACTAATGGATTGATTCCAGTGACCTGCCCATATCCTTCCATTCGGGTCGCAATCAGCGAGACTTGGTTGGCGCTCCGCAAACGCAATTGGCCTTGGGAGCAGGATTTCAACTTGATTCATCATTCCTCCTTGTCAAATGGATTAAAAATGTGAACACGCAGGTTGCGACACGCTGCGAGATAGATCATGTTGTTGGTCCCGCGACTCTGGCCATCCCATAGCGCAAGCAACGCATCAGCATTCTTGGCCATCTCGGCATTGCGCTTATAGCCAGCGCTTTTGCCGTAACGATTCCAATCTGCAGGAAACTCAGCGATCGGGACGTTATTGGCCTTGGCCCAGTCATATCCAAGCTTGTCGGCACCACGGGCCATGCCACAGACGACTTGCGTGATTTGCCAATCGACTTCCCGCAGCGCATCTAGCAGTGCTTGGGGATCTGTGATGTCACGGGATCCGGCGATGATGACTCTCATGGCAGTGGCACTCCATAAAGCTCATAGGCAAGATGCCTTTCCTCGGGAAACAGACCATGTTCATCAAGGTCTTCTCCGCAGTAACCGCAGCACCACCGACCAGTGCCGAGCGGTTTTGCGCCTTTAGCCGGTGCGCAATATTTGTCGTGCCGAGGAACCTGATGCCTGACAATCTGCTTGCCGCAGCAGGCGCAGTTAATTTTTGACATTTTACTCCTTCACAGCATCAAGAATGTCATCATACTCACCATCAGACCAATACTGAATAAAGTAGTGCTTTGCCTGGCTTTTGACATATTCCCTGTCTGTCCCCTCCACCATCCACAATCCCTTTTTGCATGTAACCCGATAGGTGGTGGACAGCGATTTCCAGTCGTGCTCGCATTCTTCCTTGCAGCATAACCTGAAATCTCTTTTAATAATTTCAGGGTGAACCAAAACAGTGTTGAAATTTTCCGAGCCAGCGGAAGCGATTTCGATTTCTTTAGCAAGGAGCGATACACTCCAACTTTTGGGAGTAATTTCAGTCATCAGACAATCAGGTGAGGATGTTCGTGGCGATGGCCTGGTACGTTGACGAGGATCATAAATTCCCTGCCAGCTCCGTCAACAAGACCCGGAAGCTTACCTCCGCTACGAAGCTTGCGCACTAGATACCAGACCTGATGCAGATCCCAGTCGGCATAAACCTGAAACTCAGCTTTATCGTAAAACTTCCCACTTTTCTTGAAGTACGTTAGTTGAACAGTAAGTTCTTTGAAGCTGATCCGTTCGTTCAGCTCGTCAAGCATCTTCGGTTGGCGGGGGAGCCCCAGTGTAGCACCTTCACCCAACTGTCAACCAGCTGTTCAGCTTGAACGATTGTCACCTGCAACTTGACGACCGGCCAATCCTTCAATAGAATCGGTTGTCCCTATCGGCAAACGCAACAGTTCAGGTAACCGCAGTTTCCGTAAGACCAGCCGCTCAACCAACCATGCAAGCTCGTCCCCTCCTTGAACAGCTGGCCTTGCAGCTCTGTCCCGAGCTGTTTAGCGATGGCCTGGGTGAGCCTGGCTGGAAGTGCGCTACAGCCTGCAGGGCCTGCCGCAGGGACGCCTCGGCAATGCTGGAGCGACTGGCCACCGAAGCCCGCCTGCAGGGCCTCCCAGTGGCCGGAGACTGGCTGGATGGCGTCGCCGCCCAGCAGCCGGAACCCAACCAGACCACCGCCTGATCATTTATTCACAAAATCATGTTCCTGAACGCAGGCAACGGCAACCACAATGTCAATCTGACAGATGGAAATGGAAAAGCAATCAAAAACTGCATTGAGATCGAAACAAGTACCGGTGAGGCGCTTGTCTTTATGGATCTTGACCGACCTGATACCTGGCCGGAGCACTGGAAGTTTGGTGAGTTTATTGGCATGGGCGGAGGGATGAAGGTTGAAGCCTTTTTTGCCCTGCCAATTACGGTTACGATGAGGTCAGGCGTTGTCGTGCAAGACGAGCTGCAACTTGCGGTTGCAAGCAGGTTTGAGTCGTTGGGCCGCAGGCTTGACAGTATCTCCAAACAGCACAAAAAGTGGATTGAAAACTCTTTTATCAATCTGTGGGCCGAGCTTGGTCGCGCAAAAGCCGGTATCTTTGACGACTGACTGCAATGCAGCGGGGATGCAGTAGAGTGCTGGTGTCCCCGCCGCTTAACCTTGGATCAAGAAGATAAAAAAACTCTTGAGAGCCTCCGTGAAAGAATGCGAATGGCGAGCCTCCTGAGCAACATCGCATCCTTCAGCGGCATTATTGCAATTCCCTTCGCGTTTGTTGGTGTTTTTACTGGCAATAAGATCATTGCCACTGCTGGACTTTGCTGGCTAGTCAGCCACTTTATTGGTTACATCACCAGGATGCTGCAGGAAGAACACAAAGAGGCGATTATGCGTCTCGGCATCGCAGAAGCAACGTTTTCAGCGAAGAGGTTCCCCCAAGAGGGGCCGCTTCCTCGTCGCGTGAGCATGAACTAATGGAAAGGATCGAGCTTTCGGCATCTCAGCATTTTGAGATCGAAAAGATCAATCGAGCCGTTGACCGTGAAACGGATCCTGAAAAGCTGAAAAACACATTGAAGGTCTTGGTCAAGGCTTGGATGACTCAGCGATCGGTGATCAGCTGGCTGATGCGCCAGAACGTCAAGACTGAGCCACTTGTTAAATCCCTGAATCTATGACTGAATACTTTCTGACGCTGCAGCTGGACCCGCAGCGGACAATGGATATTCGCGTTGAGGCACCCTGCGCTTATGATGCACGGATGAGATACAAAAATAGCGGCGGTAAGCACCGGATCATTGCTATCAGACCTTGCGTAAAGGAGGTGCAAGAACCGTGAAATTTTACAGAATTGAGCCAATCCAGCACGAAACCTTCTACGTGCTTTCTGAAGACACCCCTGATCTGTCCAAGATTACGCACAGTCCAATTTGTTTCTCGCCTGTAAGCTGCAGGCAAGAGCTTGTTGAGGTTGGTGACATCCCGGTTCATGCCAAGATTGTTTCCATCGGTAGATTTGATGGTCGAATCAGGCGAATCAACCTTGAAACAGCGATGCAACTGAGCACCGGAGAGTCTTCCGATGCCATCAACGAAATCAGCGCTGCGATTGACACCTTGAAGGCCGCCATGCAACGCAATGGCCTGAACGCACCAATCTCCATTGAGCTGCAGGATGTTCATCAGGCAATCAGGCTTGCATCCCTGTTTGGCGATAGTCTTACGATTAAATCGCTTTCCAGGTTGATCACGTCTATCTTTACTTCGCGTGAAGGCTTTTTGATTCGTGGCATAAGGTTCACCTGGGTCAAGGGCGCAAACAGTTTGTCGTCGGGTGGCCTGAAGCGTGTTCGCAGGGCAGTGTCTGCAATCTGGGGGGCCAGATAGGGCTGGCTACCATTGCGATATGGCGGCTCTGCCATCATCTCGCCGCTACAACCGAGAAGGATGGCAATCTCGCCGGCCAGATATGATCTTGTAGTTCAGCGACGCGCTGACTATGAGTTTGAGGCTGACTTTGAAGACCCGAGCGGGAACCCGATCAATCTGACGGGCTGGCAGATCATTGCTCAGGTCTGGAATCCGAATAGAACACAGAAGATCGGTGACTTTGTGGTCACGGTTGTCAGCGCTGCACTTGGAAAGACGAAGCTCAGGATTCCGTATGCAGTGACAACGATGCTCCCGTTCGAGTCTCGTTATGACGTAATGCTGATCAACCCAAGCCTCCTTAGGGAATACTATCTTGAGGGCGTGATCCAAGCGTCGGAGGGATATACAGCACCATGAGTAATCTTGTAAAAGTCACCGAAACGCAGCAGGTTGTCGTCAGGGAGATTGCCACGAATGCGATCAAGGTTACAGCGCCCACCGCACCTGCAGTTATCAAGGTTATCACCGAAGGGCCACAGGCCCCGATAACACCTTTTCCCGCTACTCTCATTGACGCAAGTACGGCCGGTACTATTTATGTCGGTAGCGCCCCAGCCGGCACCCAAGAAAGTGCAGCGGTCTGGACCATCACCCGCAGCACCTACAGCCCCGCCGGCATCCGCACCAGCAAAGGCACCGCCACGGCCGTCACCTGGACGGGCCGCACGAGTCACACCTACGCCCCGTAGATCCATGGCCCTGAGAACGAACCAGCCCATCACCCTGAACGGCAAGCGTTACGACAAGCTGGCGGCGAACCTGGCGCTGTCGCCTATGCAGCACGCCGATGGGTTCGGGGCCTCGATCGCGGTGCGGCTGACGCCCTATTGCATGGGGCCTGGTGGGCCGGAGCGGCTGGATGCTGAGGCGCGGGCGGTGGTCTATGGCGATGCCACGCAGGAGGCGCAGACGGATCCGGCGGTGGCGGCATTCCTGATGGCGCTGGAGCAGGCGGCGCAGGCGTTCATTGATGCGAAGGGGTTGTAGGGATGGCGATTGTTCGGGCGATTAAGACGGGGGTTTGGTCGGACCCGACGCTGTGGTCCACGGGTGCGCTGCCGACGGCTGCGGATGATGTGTATAGCAACACGTTTACGGTGACGATTGATACGTCGCCTACGGTGCTGAGCGTAAGAAACTCAAGTGCAACCGGCGTGACGGCCGGTGGCACATTTACTCCAAATAACAACATTACAGTAACTTGCACCGGCTCCGGCATTGTTGTGGCGGCGGGTGGTGTCACAAATCCAGCACTAACGTCAAACCTTACAACCGGTCAGTCATGTACGATTCAAGGCAATATTGTCGGTGCGGGTGCGATCTTTCCGGCGGTTAGAAATAACTCTACTGGAACACTTAATATCATTGGAAACTGCTCGGGCGGGGGTAACGGTGGTGGCGGAACCTCCCCAGGTGTTGATAACGCATCAACAGGGACGATTAACATTACAGGAACAGCCTCCGCCGGAGGTTTTAATGGTCCAGCCGTAGTCAACGCGGCCGGCGGAACAGTCAACATTACTGGATCGGTGCTTGGAGGTTCCAATGCCAATGCCTACGGCGTTTCCAACCTCGCTGCAGGAACGGTTAATATCACTGGAGACTGCACCGCATCAACCGGTCCCGCTGTTTACAGTCAAGCATCCGGCACAGTTGTAGTTACGGGCCAAATTATTGCGAGCACCGCCAACGCTGGACTTTACTCTATCAACGCAACCGCCGTAAACATTCTAACCGGGCCGTTTCTTGCATCAGCGAATGGAGTTAATCCCGTCTACGCCCTTCGCTGGTTCTGGCAAAACACCACACCACCCGCCACCTACTACCAGATCCGCAGCGCCAACCTCGCCACGATCCGCCCCCTCTACACCGCCGACTCCGTAGGCGGCAACCCTGCCGTGGGCAACGTCCGCAGCGGCACTGTCTACGGCCCTGCTGGCGAGCTGACCGGCACCTGCGCCGTGCCCCCCGCTGCATCCGTTGGCGTCGGTGTCCCCGTGGACAACACCACCGGCACAGCAGCCATCACAGCGGCCAGCATCCGCAGCGCCATGGGCCTGGCAGCGGCCGACCTGGACACGCAGCTTGCGGCATTGCCCACGGCTGCAGAGGTCCGCATCGAGATGGACAGCAACAGCACGAAGCTGGGCGCCGACACCTCCGGCACCGCCACCCTGCTGAGCCGCCTCACCAGTGGCCGGGCCGGGAATCTGGACAATCTCGATGCCACGGTGAGCAGCCGCCCCACCGCTGCGGACATCGCCACCGCCGTCTGGGCCGCTGCCACCCGCACGCTGACCACCGCCATCGACAACAGCGCCACGATCGCCGCTGCGGTGTGGGCCTACGCCAGCGGGCGAACGATCACAGGGGGGACGGTGGACACGCTGACGAACGCGCCGAGCGTGCCATCGGCGGACACCATCGCGTCTCGCGTCTGGGCCACCGCCGACAAGGCCGGTTACAGCCTCACCGAGGCCGAGCGCACCGCCATCGCGACCGCCGTGCAGGCCGGGATCCTGAACGAGAGCGACGGCCAGGCGATCCTCAATGCGATCGTCGGCGCCATCGGTAACACCAACGTCGATCAGGTCGCGCTGGTGGCTGCGATCCGCGCCGACTTGGAACGTACCGGCGGCACCTTGGCGACACGACTGGCGGCCACCGATTACGACGCACCCCTGGATGCCGCAGGTATTAGAGCGGCAGTTGGATTGACATCCGCCAACCTTGATACGCAGCTTGATGCACTGCCCATTGCTTCCGAAATTGCAACTGCTGTCTGGGCTGCTGCCGATAAAGTCGGCTATTCGCTTACAGAAGCAGAACGCACCGCAATCGCAACTGCAGTTCAAGCCGGCATCTTGAATGAATCCGATGGCCAGCAGATCCTGAATGCAATCGTCAATGCGATCGGTAACCAAAATATCGACCAGGTAGCATTGGTAGCCGCAATTCGCGCAGATCTTGAGCGCACTGGTGGCACACTGCAGACACGCCTCGCCTCCAGTGCCTATACAACGCCTCCAACTGCAAGTGCTAATGCAGTAGCGGTCTGGGGTGCTGCAAGTCGCACAGTTACCGGTGGAACAGTGGACAATCTGGTGAATGCACCGGATGTTCCGACACCCGAAGAAATTGCAGATCAAGCTCGCATTGAATTTGCTACTGAGCTAAGTCGTGCAGTCAATACTGCAACAACCCAGGAAGTTGCTGATATTGTAGAAGGCGCGATGCGCTCCCCTAATCCCTGAGGCAGGTAGCCCCAGGCCTTATCGAGCACTGGCCAGGCCCTCACTACCATGGGGGTAGCAGTGCCTCTCGGTCGCCATGTCTGGTGCCTTTCTCATCGGCCGCCGGGAGGACGGGAAAGACATCCCCGTTGCCGTCACAGATGACGGTGCGGTAAAAGTTGATATTGAAGGTGCAAGTCTTGAGCTGAATGCAAGCGGCGTTGAAATCAAGAATGATGTCGGCAATCCAGTTCCCGTAAGTGGTGTTATCAATACGCTGACTGGTCTTGAGATCCCTGATCACGACTACATTGCACTTGGGTATACCGGCAGCGACCTGACCAGCGTTACCTACAAGACCGGTGGCTCGGGCGGAACCACTGTTGCCACGCTGACGCTTGCTTATAGCGGTGGCAATCTGGTTTCTGTCACTAAGAGCTGATCATGACAGTAGCCTTTAATCCATTTACCGGCAATCTTGATTTTGTCGGCGCTGGTGCGGCAGTTCCTGATCCGCTTACGGTTGACAATCTGACCGTCAATACACTGCTGACTGCCGCGCATATTCATGGCAGCCTTGCAGGCAATGTCTACATCCACGTCAAAAACCTGGATGTTGCACCGCTTGAGAAGGGGACACCTTTCTACATTTCTGGAACCGTAGGCTCCAGTGATCGGGTTGAGATCAAGCGTGCGGATGCCGATGGCTCTGGTACTGGGCCTGCTATTGGCCTTGTCGAATCGACGCTTGCAGTCAATGGCGAAGGCAATGGCGTCATCATTGGTGAAATCTATAACTACGATACTGCGACCCCTGGCTGGGCGACAAACGACGCGCTGTTTGTCAGCACGGCTGGTGGGCTGACAAATGTTCGGCCGACCACCGGTTATCGGCAGATTGTTGGCCATGTTGGCCGTGTTCATGCTTCGACTGGCACGATTGTTGTTGCCGTTGGAAAGAAGGAGCCTGTTGCTGGTAGCAATACCCAGATCCAGTTCAATGATGATGGTGGCTTTGGCGGCAGCGCTGACCTGACCTTTGACAAAACCACCAAGCAGCTTACCAATAAGGGTGACATTAGCCTGGATGATGGCGGCACCTACACCACTACGCTCCAGTGTGTCACGCCAACTGCAAACCGGACGATTTCGTTCCCTGATGCGACCGGCACGATCGGTCTGGTTGGCGGCAGCGGCGGCAACCTCGTCTGGAACAATGCTGGGGCCTATGCCGGAGTTGCGAATTCCACTGTTGACAGTAGCGGCAATATCACAATCGGCGCACGATTGATTAGCAGCACCGCAGGCGCCGCATCCCTTCCGCCTATCACCGCCACCGGGACGTGGTTCACGGGCGGCACGGCGACGACGACCAAGCCTCAGGTGCTGATCGAGCCGGCTGGTGCTACCAGCACGGCCTGGAGCACCAGCGGCACGGGGCTGGGGGTGAATGCGCCAAGTGGGTTTGCGGGGAACCTGCTGGACTTGCAGGTTAATGGTACGAGTCGATACAAAATTGATTCAGTAGGAGAAGTAACACAAAGCGGGAATCTGCGCATCAACGCTACTGCTATTGACTTTGGGAGCGGCCAGCCTGGGTTCTCAAAGGGTACGGGCAGTTTGTCGGTAACCAATACAGGCACGTCTATTGGCGCTGGATGGAGCAGCAATACCTATCAATTACATGTTGATAGTGCGTTCGGCTTTAACAATGCAAACCCAAATCAAGGCACGTTTGATACCGTTCTTCGCCGCGATGCAGCTGATACTTTTGCGCAGCGACGTGGCACCAACGCCCAAACCCTGCGCGTCTACAACACATTTACCTCGGCTACCTCGTTTGAGCGTGCCAAGATCGAGTGGAGCAGCAATGTGCTTCGCATTGGCACTGAGAAAGGCGCTGGTGGCGGAACCGCTCGCGATATGGAATTGCAAACAGACGGCGCGACGCGCATCACGGTGAAGGCCGATGGAGCAATTCTGTTCTCAGGATTGCCAACATCAAACCCCAGTGTCTCCGGGCAGCTTTGGAATGATGGCGGCACTCTCAAGATTTCGGCGGGATGACATGACTCCAACTCCTCCCGTGCTTAATCAATTGAATCATCGCTGTGGTGACACCAAAACGTTCACCGATAGCCCTGCTCACAAGCTCGCCCTTGGCCAGCAAAGACTTGATTTCAAGGACCTGCTCACGATTGAGCTTTCGACTGCGGCAAAGAAAGTTGCTAGCAGATGGCCTTGGTACGTTTTGGTAAGTCTTTCCGTTGACAATATCAGCCACAGAGCGAGCGCCTATTCCCATGGTCTGAGCGATTTGCTTGTGCTTCATGCCACTTGCCGACATATTCAGCACTTCCCGAACTTGAGTGTCTGTCAGCAACGCAGCAGAGGCCGCCGATCCGGCATATCGGCCATGCAGACCGCTGTCGTACGCGTGCTTAACGTTATACGCTTGCGTAACCCACTCCAGGTTTTTAAGTCGATTGTCCGTCTTGATACCGTTGATGTGATTCGCGTACGGCTTGTCGCTTGGAGGTGGGCCAACAAAAGCTTCAAGCACCAATCGGTGAATTACAACGTTCGTTTGCTTGACGCCACTGCGAACAGGAGCGACCGTCAGATAGCCGCGTGTGTTTTTCTTGGGTTTAAGCAGACGGTCTTCTCTGCACCTTGGACTACCAGCCAAGCGCTTGACTCTGCCAAAAGTGCTAACGGCGTAAAAGCCTTCCCACCCTAGAACCTCGTGCCATTCTTCAATTTCGGCCATGCCCACTCTCTACGGGTCCGCCATATTCTACCAACTATCACCGGAGCTTGACCGCCATGCCCCTTCCATCCCTGACCATCACCATCACCGACCCGCACATCATCGACGGCTGGGTCGAGGCTGCCAACCGCAACGGCACCACGCCCCAGGCGATTGCCGGTGAGTTCTTGGCCCAGCAAGGCAACTCCTACGCCGAGCTGTTCAAGATCGGGGTAATTACCTCTGCGGCCTTCATGGCGCGGTTCACACCGGCCGAGTACGGGGCGATCGTGGGCGCTGCGCAGGGCTCACCGGAGATTGCGGCGCTGGTGGCAGAGCTGACGGCAACCCCGAACGTGGCCCTGAATGATCTGCGCCTGCAGGAGGGCCTGGAGCAGCTTGTGGCTGCTGAGCTGATCGACGAGGCCCGTGTGGCTGAACTCGTGGCCTATGACCGCCCGGAGGCGCCCGAGGGGGAGTGATGGCGGGCTTTGAGTTGCTGATCAGAGCCCGCAATGCGCTGGGGCAGTACGTCGGCGATGATCCGAGTACGCCGCACATCAATGAGGCGTATACGGTCGTCCCTGTAGTGGACGATTCTACAGGAGGTGCGGCATGACGCTGGCCATCGCCAAGCCAACCGGGGCGAAGTTGGTGCTTGCCAAGCCAACCGGGGCGAAGTTGGTGCTTGCCAAGACTTTCAGCTTCGACCCCGATGCCATTGCATACATCACCGCTGTTGAGGCGGCTGATGGTCAAACGCTTGAAACTGCCACTCGTTACGCCATCAATAATTTCGTCATCGGTTGTAAGCAAGATGGCATCTGGAGCGCAATCAAGGCAAGTTGCATCCTGGCCGGCGCTCGCACACTGATCGGGGCGCTGGTGCCGCTGGTGGGGGCAGCGCCGACGAATAACAACTTTGTGAGTGCTGATTTCAACAGGAAGACGGGATTGATTGGGAATGGCACCACGAAATACTTGAACAGTAATCGAGCTGCAAACGCTGATCCAACAAGTAATATGCACCTCTCGGTATACTTGGCAAGTATTGGTATAGCAGCGAGGAGGTATGTTGGTGCTTTTAGTGGCTACCTAACTGCTGATGATTTTCTCGAAAGCGCAGGAGACTTGCGAAACAGAAGTCGCGACACGGCATCAAATGTCACGCTAGCGGCCGGGCTTTATGGAACCAGCCGCACATCTAGCACCAGCTTTGTGGTTAGATCTGACAACGCTTTTACAAGTGGTTTAACAGATGCGGCGGTAAATCCGGGCACACGAAGCCACTTTATTTTTGCGCAAAACGACAACGGATCTCCCGCTTTCCTTAGCAATGCCCGTTTGCCCTTCTACAGCATCGGCGAAGCCCTGGACCTCGCCCTCCTCGACGCCCGCGTCACCACCTTGATCAACGCCATCGCCGCCGCGATCCCATGACCACCCGCCGCGAACAGATCCTCGCCTTCATAGCCGTCGAGCTGGCGGACACCACCGGCGTCAGCGGCCGGGTGTATCGCTCCAGGGTGGAGGCGGAAATTGCTACCTACGAAACCCCTTCACTACAATCACATACCAGCTCCCGCTAAGTGCCAGCCAGAACGAAGGGCAACTACTACGCCGACCGAGCATCAGTCCGCTCTCTCGGCCTTTTGCATGACAGCGGAATACTAACAAGGCTGAAGAAGCGCTCCAACTCCGGCTTTGACGTACAGGCAGCCGAGATCAAGATCCTTGAGGATCTGCTGCCATATCAGAGAGCCTTCGTCCAGGACTTTGAAAATAAGTACGTCGGCTTCTGTGGAGGGTATGGCTGCGTCGCTGGTGAAACACTGATAAATGGCGTGCCAATCAAGGAGTTGACCAGCACGCCTATTAAAGTTCAGACGCTTTGCGGCGAAGCAGTTGCTACGCCTGCGTACAAGAAAGGAGTTGCTCCGCTTTATCGGGTTCTGACTTCATTAGGGCAAGAAGTTCTGGCAACCAAAGCCCATCGTTTTCTGACGCCGTTTGGCTGGCGGGAATTAGGCCACCTGCAGCCAGGCGATCTAATTGCCGTGCGTGATACGTCCCGTGAGATTCCGAGTTCGGAAACAACCAGAGATTTGAGTGCCTTTGATCACGCGGATTTTCGTTCATATGATGAATTACCCAGCCCTTGGGAAGTTTTTTGCCAATCGCAATCTCAACAGTTCGGCGAGCCCAGTATTTTCCGTGATCTCTATCAGTTTGATCAATTTGCCGACCTTTATTCATGCCGTTCATTTCGCCCGGCTGACCACCCCGATTCTTCAGACCAACTTCTTGATCAAGAAATACACGGACTGTCCCTTCGTGAACGCCAAACCGACGAGCAACCTCCCTCATTCCAATTGAATCTGTTGTGTAATCGTGAATTACCGCTTCCTTGCAGTCATAAAGTTTCTCTATGCCCGTTACGCGATTCGTTGGGCTCTGTAAGTTCGACTTTTGAAACTCTTGGAGCAGCCGCTGTGGGGTCACCCCATAAACCTTGCTCAGGTACGAGGTGCAATAACCTCGTTGATAATCCTTCTTGCACTGATCCTTTTGCTCATCTGTCAGAAGGTCCCATGGACCCCTCCTGGTTGTTTCAATACGGCTTTGCTTCAGGATCCTTAGCACAGTCCCGTAATTTCGCTGAGCCTGTGCAGCAATTTTCTTTGGATCAACTCCAGCCTTGTGCATCTGGACGATCCAGCTCCTCTCCGCTTCGGTCACGGTTGTCCCCGGCATGGCAATCAAGCTCATTGAATTCCCACTATACATGGGCAAGCCTGGAAAACGTAGAGTATGTTCGTACTGACGACTTCTATGATATTCATGTACCGTTATGGAATCATTACGAAGCGCACGGAATTCTTCATCACAACTCGGGCAAGACCCACAGCCTTGTCGCAAAGCAACTGCTTTTGTGCTTCCGCTCCCAAGGTTTTACACACCTTTTTCTTGAGCCAACCATTCCGCTAATCGACGACGTTGCACTGCCAAAGTGGAACGAGATGCTGGAGCGATACGCAATTCCGCACACTTTCAAGGCATCTCCTAGGCCAAGCTTCAAGTTAATGCTCCCAGGCGGCGAAACTCCGGTGCTTCTCCGTTCGATGGAGAACTACGAACGTCTCATCGGTGTCAACGCCGCAAGCATTGCAACAGACGAAACTGATACGACCAGGCCTGAAACCGCCGAAAAGGCGATGATCAAGCTGCAGGGTCGCGTTCGTGTTGGTAACTGTCCACAAATTGCAGCCGCATCAACACCGGAAGGCTATGGCTGGATGTACACCTTCTTTGAGGAGCAAAAGGCCGACAACAAAAAGTTGTATCGCGGCAAATCAGAGGACAACCCTCACCTTGATCCGGGCTTCGTCGAAGACCTTAAGCTCAAGTACCATCCTCAGCTCATCAAAGCTTACCTTAACGGTGAGTTTGTTAATCTTGAGTCCGCTACTGTCTTCTACGAATTTGACAGAAGTCTGCACACAACTGGGATCTTCCTACCTGAGCGCAATGAGCGTATCGTATTTGGCGCTGACTTTAACATTGGCCAATGCCATGCGGTTTACGGAGTTGTAAGGCCGGGTCCATCCGGCCAGCAGCTACATGGCTTTGCTGAATCCAAGGTTTCCGATACGTTTGCACTCGTTGCGCATCTTCGCGAAAAATACCCACATCATCTTGCCAACAGGCTGATCACCTGCTATCCAGACGCAAGCGGCAAGCATGATTCCACCTCATCCACGCAAAGCGATCATGAAATCCTTGCGTCTGCTGGTGTTCAAGTTGTTGCAGAACGGCGCAATCCACCGATCTCAGAAACCCTTGCGCACGCCAATGTTCACATGCACCGTGGACTGATTCTACTGAATCCAACCACTTGTCACAATACTATTAGCTCTGCTGAGCGCTGGTCTTATGATCCGAAGACACTGAAACCGAGTAAGGGTGGCGCGACCGATTATTCGCACGCTGGGGATGCCTTGCGTTATTTGATCTGGCAGGTCTTCCCGAGAGCTGGCGCCAGGGCTGGTCATGGCGGTCGCTGGAGATGAGCCTGATTTTCAATCGCTGCTAGGCTCTGAGCGCACCAATAGCAGCGTCTCGGCGGGGGCTAATGACGGCGGCTATTGCAACTTCGTTGGGAGCCCCGGACTCATAATCTGGGGTTTCGTGCTTTCAAACTAGAATGTGACAGCTCCCGCCACAAACCATGGCCATTGACGTACCGAATTCAATCATCCTTAGCTCGGACGATCTGCCGATTCCTTTTGAACGGCGAGAACCTGAAACTGAAAAGGTTTATTCGGAAGTCACGGATGTAGATAGCTACTCGATTGACCAGGCTGAGCAGATCGCCAGAATTGCTCCGATCAAGTTCTGCATACTGCCTGAGTTCTATCTTGATGAAGCGATCAGCGACTATATTCCGCAAGACTTTCAGGAACACCCAGATAGCTACAACGTCCGCAAGACGCGGGCGATGTCATGTTTTGAGCCGTTCTATTCTCACCTTGTTGACATTATTGTTGGTACAGCCCTGAGAAAGGGTGTCATTCTGCCGCAGGAGCTGCCGGAAGAATGGGAAGAGTTCTTCAAGAACGCCAATCTTGAAGGCAAGTCTATCACATCCTTTGCCAAAACCCTATTCACCGAAGCCTTGAATGGCGGTGTTGCAGGTCTGATGGCCGAATATCCTAAGGTCAACGAGCAGCTTTCAAAGGTTGAGGTGCGCAAGCGTGGATACCGTCCATACTTTTCAACCATTAAGGTTGATGACGTGCTGGATTGCCGCCATGACAACGGCCCGGTAACAATCAACGGAGAAACCTACTACCAGGCTCGCGTCACCTACCTTCGCATTAAGTCTGAGATCAGACGTGCAAGCGCTGTTAATGAGCACTACGAAGAAGTGGTGCCGACCGTCGTTGTCTACGACATTCCAGAGCAGGAAGATCCTGGTCAGCCCCGTCGTGTTCGCGTCAGGGTCTACGAAAAAAACATGACGGCCGGCAACAACTCATACATCCTGTCGGATGACAATATTTCTTACCTGTCAATTGACTATATTCCTTTCGTGCCGTGCTACGGCGGCAAGGAGGAGGCTTTCTGTCGCGCAAGGCCACTGCTCTTTGATATTGCACGGCTGAACCTGCATCACTGGGCAACCTGCGCTGACCTGTCAGAAACCATCCACCTTAACTCCTCTCCGCTGCTGACCGGAACCGGCATCAGGCCAGACGAGGAGATCTACAGCGGATCCGGTCGTAGCCTGTTCAGCCAGAACGAGCAAGCAAAGTTCGGGATGATCTCTCCTGGCATGGATGGCGCCGAAACGACCCTGAAAGAACTTGCACGTATCGAAGCCTCAATGGACAGGCTGGCCGCTATTGCAATGGCACCAGGTAAGAGTCAGGTTGAATCCGGCTTTGCCAAGCTCCTTGATCGTTCGCAGTCTGATTCACAGCTTGCCGTACTGGTTGGTTCGCTGCAAGACTGCATTAACCGTGCCTTGTGGTATGCGTCTGGCTACGAAACCACCACGTATCCCAAAGTTGAAATCAGCATCAGCAAGAACTTCATCCCCGCCAAGCTTCATAGCCAGCAGGTCATGTCGATCAATTCGCTCTACAAGGATGCTGAGGTGATCCCCATTGGCACCATGCTTGAAATGCTGGAAGCTGGCGAGATGTTTGAAGGTGTCCATGGCTTCAACGTCAAGTCCCTGTTGGACAAGATCGGGCTCACCGGATCTGAGATGCGTTCCGAGCTGGTTGCACGTTTCGGCAGGCCCGGCCAGCCAAGCGGCGACCTGACGCCAGGGACCAACAACATCCAGAGCGGGATCGAGCCATCGGCCTTTGCCGCGATCGAGCGTGAGCCCAACGAGGCATCCCCTGAAGTAAGCGAAGCTTGAGCTACAATTTGCTCAGTCACAAGAAGACTCCCCCGCCTTTATGGATCAATCCAACGCCCAAGCTGAACTGACGATTGAGGAGCTTCAGCAGAAGCTGCAGGAAAGCGAGAGCCAGCGCCTTGCCGCTGAACGCGCAAAGATCGGCCTACAAGCTGATCTTGTGAAGCGGAAGAATATCGAGCGACTGGCGAAGGCTGCTGGTATCGACCTGTCTGGTGATGATGCTGACGATCGGATTGCCGAACTGCTGAGTGCCGCCAAGGGTGAGCGGACGCCCGCTGCCCAGCCTCCTGCGCCCCAGCAGCAGCCCCAGGCCCAGGCCCAGCCCCAAGGACAGCCGGACAGCGGTGGAACGCCCTCCAGCGCCATTGAGGAGGCGATGAAGGTCCAGCTCTCGACGCTACAAACCCAGCTTTCCAAGATGGAGGAACAGCTGAAGCAGGAGCGGAAGGAGAAAGAAGCCGAACGCCGTGCTCGCCAACAAGAGTACGTGAAGTCGGTTGTCATCCAAGAGCTGGACAAGGCGAAGTGCAACCGGTCCTCGCATGTCTTTGCATTGCGTGGCAGTGAGTTCCGCCTTCTTGAAGATGGCGTCACTGTTGTCTACGGTCCTGAAGAAAATCCGATCAATGTCGCCGATGGCATTGCTCAGATCGAACAGGACGATGACTATAGCATCTACTTCCCTGGCAATGTGCCAAGCGGGAGCGGTCTGCCTTCTTATCGTTCGTCCATGCCGACGACTGATAACCCGTTCGCGAAGTCCACTGCAAATGCAACACGAGCGGCTGAGATTATCGGTCGTGATCGGGCGCTTGCAAAGCGGCTTGTGCAGCAGGCCCGCGCCCGTGGTGATCTCGATCCGATCCTTGCTCGCGCTGTCAGCTGATCCCTGCTACCATTTTGTGGTGATGAATAGGGCACTAGGCGTCCGCTTCGGCGGGCGCTTTTTTGTGTCTACAGTTCGGGCAGGTACGAGCTGGACCCATGCCGCTGAAGAAAGGTAAATCGCAGAAGACCGTTTCGGCCAATATCAGTAAGCTGCGTCGTGAGGGCTATCCCGAAAAGCAAGCTGTTGCGATTGCAATGAGCGAAGCTGGTATGAGCAAGAAAAAACCAAAGTCCAAAAGCAAGGGCAAGGGCAAGGGCAAGAAGTACGGCAAGATGAAGTGAAAAAGAACGTTCCCACTGACAAGGCGCTTTACGCTCGGGTCAAGGCAGAAGCAAAGCGTAGGTTCAAGGTCTACCCAAGTGCCTACGCCAATGGCTGGCTCGTTCGTGAATACAAAAAGCGTGGCGGCGGCTACAGAACACAAGAGGTGAAGCGTGGCAAAAAGTAAAAAGCCGCGAGGTGGACTTGGCCGCTGGTTCGCTGAAAAGTGGATTGACGTAAAGACTGGCAAGCCATGTGGAAGACAGGAAGGCGAAAAGCGTCGTAGCTATCCAGCTTGCAGGCCATCCAGACGTGTATCAGCTGCAACGCCTAAAACTTCTGGCGAACTATCCAAGAAGGAAAAGGATAAGTTCAAGCGTGAAAAGACAAGCTCCAAACGTATTGGTTATCAGCACAAAAGAAAAAAGCGCTCCTAGTATTCAGAAGCCGCTGGAGAAGTATGGCACCTCGTCCTGTTAAAAACAAGCGCCGTACCGCTGCCTACTACGCGGCCAACCCTGAGGCACGCAAAAAGAAAGCCGCTTACGACAAGAAGTATCACTCTACAAAGGAGCGTCGCAAGTATCGGGCTGAACTGTGGGCTGAGCGCGAGGCCCGTGGCGTTGCTGGCAAGGGCGGCAAAGACGTAAGCCATGCCAGCGGCGGTGGCTTTAAGATGGAAGACTCGTCAAGAAATCGAGCGAGAAACGGCCACGGAAAAGCTGGTAGACTGACTCCAGGCAAAGGAACAAGAAAGCGCAAGCCTAGTCGCTAAACTTATTTCCAAAAGGACAGGAGCAATGGCAGTTCCAGGGCGAGTCAAGAACAAAATGAAGGAGCTTGGCCTTTCTGGTGTCAACAAACCCAAGGCAACGCCAAGCCACAAAACCAAGTCGCATGTGGTGATGGCAAAAGAGGGTGATACATACAAGCTTCTTCGCTTTGGACAGCAAGGCGTGAAAGGTGCCGGAAAAAATCCAAAAACAAAAGCTGAAAAAGCTAGACGCAGAGAATACTACGCTCGTCACAATGCTCAGGATCCAAACCCATCAAAACTTTCGGCTCGATATTGGAGCCATAAAGTAAAATGGTAGCTTTACTTGCTCTCCTGACTTTTAATCCAGTCCTTCAGTTCAACCACGTACCTCCGAAGCTCTGCCGCTTTCAGGATGTGCCACTCGTCTCCTGTTGCAAAGTAACAGGTATTGTGCCTGTCTATGGCACGAAGCATTTGATGGATGACTGGGTTCCAGTGCTCCCTTATGGGTGTGTCCCAGGTGCGCCGCTCCACGCCTGATCACCGCCACCCAGCCCACCTAAGATAGCTGCAGAACACCTTTTCAACGACCATGACTGTCTCCGGCGCTTATCGTTCCAGTGTCAACATGCGCGGCGTCCAGTCCGCCACCGAGGTTGACGAAGTTGTTTCGGCCATCGTCGTTGGCGTCAAGGCCCTGAAGAACTTTACTTTCATCCTGCCCGACGCTTTTACTGAAGCCCAGCTCAACGCTCTGTTTGCAGCTGCTCCTGCCGTCACTGGCACCAAAGTCATCACCGCCAGTGGTTGCGCAGGTTGGGCCGCTCTTGACTCTGGCGAAAAAGCCGTGCTGACCGGCAAGGGCTACACGCTGAACTGATTTGTATCGCAGGCTACGAGTCAACTTGTTGATCTGACAACATAGCGTCTGCCCCTAACCAAACGAACTTACGTTGGTTGATGTCATGAGGTAAACGGGCCGGGGGAAACCCCGGCTTTTTCTTTGGCTACTATTTGGCAAGAGAGGCAGTGCCTCGCAGCAGCGACCGCAAGGTCTGGCAGCAGTGCTGTGAAGCTGAACAACATTCCCGCAAACTCGCTTCAAGACAATGCTTCTCGCAGGTGTCCCCCTTATTCCCGAGCTGTTCCTTGAGTATCAGCAGGAAGAGATCCAGGACAAGAACGCCCTGGTCACTTCCGGCCTGATGGTCACGAACGCTGCCATCCAGTCTGAGTTCCAGAAGGGCGGCAAGACGATCGACCTTCCTTTCTTCGGCGATCTGTCCGGTGATTCCGAGATCGATTCCGACACCGAGGCCTCCACCCCTACCGACATCGCAGGCGACCTGCAAGTCGGTGTGCGCAACATGCGCCGCAAGAGCTGGAAGTCCAGTGACCTTGCAGCCGATCTGTCCGGTTCCGACCCGATGCAGGCCATCGCCCGCAGCACCGGTCGCTACTGGATCCGCGACATGCAGAAGACCTGTGTGTCGATCCTGCAGGGCATCTTCGCTACCGGCGGCCCCCTGGCTACCAGCCACGCTGTCGGCGGCACTTCCTCGCAGCTGTCCCAGTCCCTGATGGTGGACGGTATCGCCAAGCTTGGTGATGCTGGTGACGAGCTGACCGGCATCATGATGCGTTCGCCGGTCTACTACGCCCTGATGAAGATGGACCTCATCGTCCCGTCTTCCTCCACCTCTCAGCTTGACACCCGCCTGTCGGCTGAATCGCTGGAGAAGGGCACCTACCTGGGCCGCCCGGTGTTTGTTGATGACAAGCTGCCGGTTGCTGTTGGCGCCGGCACTGGTAGCACTGACGTTCACGACACCTACTTCTTCGGCCCTGGCGCTTTCGCTTATGCGACTGCTCCCGCCAAGACCCCGGTGGAAACCGATCGTGATCGCTTCCTGGGCATCGACTATCTGATCAACCGTACGCACTACCTTGTGCACCCGAACGGCATCAGCTGGAAAGGTACTTCGGCGAAAGCTGCTCCCAGCAACACCGAGCTGGCTACCGCTGCCAACTGGACGAAGGTGTTTGATGACGACCGCAACATCCGTATCACCCGGATGCGTTGCTTCGTCTGATCACTGAGTTGATCTGCAAATGCCCCGGTTCGCCGGGGCTTCCTTTTATCCACAAGAACCATGAGTGCTGGAACTTTCCGTATGCGGCGTGAGGCCGCCATTGCCGCCAAGGAAGCCAAGGCCCAGGAGGCTGCCGAGGAAGCTGCCGTAGAGGCCCCGGAGCCGGCCGAGAAGCCCGCCCCTACCGTGACGAAGGCGAAGCCCAAGCCTGTCGCCACGACCACCGCTCCCGCCGCCTGAGGATGACCTGTGGCCTTTGTCTCGACACTGGGGGCGCCTGACGCCAATTCCTACCTGTCGGTGGCCGAGGCCACGGCTCTTCTTGGTGAAATCCCTGCAAGCTATGGCATCCAGCAATGGCTTGCACTGACTGATCCGCAAAAGCAGCAGACGTTAGTTGCTGCAACAATGGCGATCAACCCTTTGCAATGGAAGGGCAAGCCTGCTGGACCCGATCAGAGCCTTGCATGGCCCAGGTTGATGATCGCCGACTACTACTACTCTGAAATTGACGAGTTGCCGCTTGACTTCAAGATGGGCGTTGCCTACATGGCAGCGTTTCTTGGTATCAGCGGTGGCTACACGGGAATTCGTGATGCCGATGGTGGCGTCAAAAGACAGAAGAACAGCGAGTACGAAGAGGTTGAGCTTGGCGACGGTGATCTGAGGGTCAAGTTTGACAAGAGTGGGATGGCGCAAACCGGAGCGCTGTTCATCCCACCGTATTCGATGGACATCTTCCAGAAGTACATGATTCGTGGTGACTTTGTGCAGCCAAGAGTGCGTCGTGAATCAACGGCTCGCGTTGGCTACAGGGGCTTTGTCACTCGTCAAAAGCCAAGCGGTGTTCGGATGATCAATGGCCAGCTGTGGCCGTATGGTGGTTCTTGGAATAACCGCTTCTGATTATGTCACTTGTTGATGACGTTTTTGGTTCGATCCCCGGTCCGCTGATTGATCAGTGGGGGATTGATGGCGTGTATGTAAAAAAGGTGGAGAATGCCGCGTATGATCCGACAATGGGCACGTTTGCTACGCCGGAGACGGCTGCAACGGAAGTGGCAATCAAGATGATTCCGCTTCGCATCAAACCTGAAGAGGTGAAAGGTGAGATCCAAGTCACGGATCTGAAGATTCTGATTTCTGGTGATGCTCTTGGTGACTACTATCCCAAGACAGCCGATTGGATCAAGTATGATCAGGCTGGTATCCAGCGCACTGCAAAGATCATCCAGCCGCTGACCCATCGCGGTTCAGCCCCTGTTCTTCATTCTGTCATCGCGAGGCTCGCTTAATATGGCACCACGCAGACGCCCCACAAGACGAGCAAGCTCCAGCTCTGGTAGAGGCTTCGGGCGCAAGAATCCTACTGCCAGGGGAGCTGCAGCACTCAAGAAAGCTGGCTACAAGAGCTGGCTTCAAGTCCCCGAGAATATTCGCAAAGATCTCAATCTTAAGACGAGGAGGGCTGCTGCCGCGGTCATGAATGGACTTGCGGAAAGGGGGCCTAGATATACAGGCAAATTTATCAATGAGTGGCAAGCGATTTCACTGACCGGAACCGGAACGACCGAGGGGGCAAGCTATCCTTATCAAACTGCCGACATTCCGCAGCTAAAAATTACGGCCAGCTCACTTAACAAGGTCAGAGTGTTTTCCATTTTTAACACATCTGAGTATGCGGCGGAGGCAATGGATCTTGTTCCCGGCAGGTGGCGCAAACCGCCGGAAGACCCGCTTGGCGGTATTGAGTTCGGGGTGCTTTACGGAAGGCGCGGCGACAGCCCCTCTTTCCGCTGGGATGTCACGCCAGGAGAAAAGGGATCTGGTATTTCAACTGCAGAACAGGATTGGTACGAAAATTACGTTAGGGGCGGCGGCCTGTCCGCTGATGTCAAAAAATCATTTGAATTCCAGCAGGGGCGCTAACAATACATGAACTACCAAGCAATCTGCGCAGCCCTTGAGTCCCCATTGAACAATGCGTTCATTGCGCTGACTCCACCTGTCAAGGTTTTCTTTGACAACCTGATTGTCATGCCGCCCGATCCGCCGGGTGAATACGTGATGGTCAATATCACTTTCGGCCTCACAAGTGAATCGACTCTGGCCAATTCGCTTGACCGCGCTCGCGGCGCGATCATTGTCAGGATCTTCACGGAAAAGGGCAGAGGCGGCAGAAGGGCCAGACAGCTTGCAGGAGTTGCGTCACAAGTTCTCACTGATCTCGGCGCAACTCAAAGGCCCGCCAGCGGAACATTTGTGCGCGTAAAAGACGTTTCTGGCCCCAGCTTTTACATGGATGAAGCGCAGCCGCATTTCATGGCTAGGCTCGCGGCTTCTTGGGACGCAACAGCCTGTGGCTAGGATTGGTGTATCGGGCAGTGCCCGCACTGCTGTTCATTTCTTCAAGGTCCATGTCCTGTGAATCCACGGTACTGACCGGCTCGTCGGGCGCTTTCTGGTATAAGCCGGCGAATACGGAAGTCTGCCTCGCTGCCTCTGCCTTTCCTTCGACTGGAGCCAACATCACCGTTGGTGATTTCCTGGGCTTCAGGGTTGATGATCCCGTTGTTTTGGCGTATCCAGTTGGCGCGACTGTCACTGGTGCCATCCCCGCCGGCAACTACTTCGTAAAGACTTATGATGCCACCACCGGCATCATGACTATTGCGAGCACCGTTGGTGGTACCGCTGTTGCAGCTACCGCTGCACCGACCAACTTTGGTAGCTCCCTGGCCACGATTTCCTACAAGGCCTTCGCCCCTGTC